GCCACGGCTAAGAACGTTGGCACATCGGCAAAGACAATTGGAGCACCCGACTACCTGTTCCCAGCCGCATTGGGAACTCTCACAGCGAACAACAACATGACGTTGTTGCCATTCCTGTTTTTCGAGTTATAACACATCGTTGGACTAATTACCCAGCGTTAGCGTGGGGAGGAGCCTCGATCTCCTTCCCATGCGATCTATCGAGGAGAGAGCAATGCAAGTTTATCTGGTAACGAACAAAGAGAATGGAAAGCAGTATGTCGGACAAACTGTAAGGACTTTGGAGCAGCGTTGGAACAGTCATGTGTCTTACGCCATGAGAGGCAAAGGGCATTACTTTGCGCATGCCATAAAAGCGTACGGTCCTGAGCAATTTACAATAGAAACTCTGCATGTGTGCGAGTCGAAGGAAGAGATGGACTTCACAGAGATTTTCTACATAGAGTTGTTGAATACGAGACGCCCTGCTGGGTACAACCTCACAGCGGGAGGAGAGGGAAATCTTGGATGGAAACCCTCTAAAGAGATTAGGGAACATATGGGTGCTCCCAAGGGATCACACTGGACTGCCGAGGCAAAAGCCAAGCGTAAAGTACTAATGCAACGTTTGTGGGACACCGGAGTTCTTGACAAAACTGCCGCTGCATTGCGCCTCAAAGGCAATACCCACACCAAGGGCAGGGTAATGCCTGAAGAAGAACGCCTGAGAAGACTTGGAATTGGTGTAGGAAACAAGCATGCCAAAGGCATAAAACAATCGGAAGAACAAAGACGAAAAAGAAGCGAAGATCAAAAGAAGTTTTGGGACGCTTGGAGATTGAGGAGAGCACAAAATGGGGCATAACCTAGAGCAATTGGGGACCGCGAGCTTGGATTGTATGGGGGGATTTTACACGAATGCGAACCCACAAGACTTGCCCGAAGGTGCTTCTCCGAGAGTGTGGGATTGTGATTTTGCGGTGGGTTCAGTGTTTACCCGCGCTGGCTTGGCATCCGTTTACACGTACACCCAAGTTCTCACCATCACCCAGGTGGTGGTAGGCAGCACTGGCATGGGAACCTTCACCTACACAGGGAAGACCCCCACCATCAACGAAGCGTTTGTGCTTAGCGACTTCATTGGTCAAGCTTTCTTTTTGAACGGGCAAACGGTAGTCGTAATTTCTGTCAATCCTATCGGCATGACCTTCATGGCAGACGTTACAGGCAACGCAGGGGCATTCACAAACATCCTAGGCACCGCCACCTCCACGACAGGAGACTTCTTAGGACCGAACGTACCAACTTCTGCCGTAGCAACAGGCACGGGCAACGCCTGGGTCAGCCCAGCAAACATCCTGGGAAACACAGGGTATGCCTCAGTCTCCACTGGAGCCTCTGGCAGCGTGAATCAAGTGCCCCTGGCAGCAGGCAGCTTACCTACCTCGGGAGCTACAGCTTTCTGGATCAATCCAAACCTGATCACAAGCACTGGAGCTCACATCACCCTAACAGCTGGGCAGATTCAAGACCCAGTTGTAGCGTATCGCGGGGCAATCGCACTGCCAGCCAACGCCACCGTCACAGGGCTCTCCGTTACACTAGACGCTTCGTGCTCTGTGTTTGGCGTGGGTTCTATCAACGTTCAGCTAGTGAATCCACTAACCAACTACACACCATACGGCACCGCAGTCAACAAACCATTGAGTACGGTCAACGCGCCGTACACTTTTGGCTCGGCCAGCTACCAATGGGGAACTACCCTGACGCCTGCCAACGTTAACGGCAGCGACCTAGGAGTCATGGTCAGTGCAGTGGTTAGTAGCGGAACTGCAACTATCTCTGTTAACACCTTAGCCATCACCGTGACGTACGTCCTTGCAGGCAGCTCGCAGGCAATCCAAACTACAGTCTATGCCTTCTCGGTCCCAGCGACAGCGGGTATAACTGGCCTAGGCGTTTCTTTCCAAGCGTACACTAGTAGCGCAACTTCGGTTACCATGCAATTGCTGCAGAACGGCGTTGCAGTTGGTCAGCCAAAGACACAGGCATTGACGACCACACCTACTATCTATCAGCTGGGAACAGCTACTGACCTTTGGGGGGCGACATGGCTTTACTCTGACATCAACAACACGCAGTTCGGAGTTCTGGTCACCGCGTCAGGTCTAGGCACAACGTTCGTGAACGACATGGACGTTCTTACGTACATATCGCCTGCACTGGTGAACTTCAACTACATCAAGTCATACATCCAGAACAACGGCCAAACCGACACGTTGGCATTGGATGCGTCAGGAATCATGTGGAAGGCAGACGTAACGAATGCCCCAAGCGTTCTGTCCGCCAGTTTGTCTGGGATTCTCCCAGGTTCGTTCGCTAAGAGCGCGACCATGGATGACCGCGAGCATATCTGCTTCTCCGACCTTAGCGTTGGCACAGAGCGGCCTCGCGTATTCAACGGCGTTGACTATCGGCCACTGTCACAGACAGGCCCAGGAGCCCCACCAACTTTCGCAGCAGTTACGCAGAGTTCGGCACCACCTCTAGTGGTGACTGCATACTCTATCTCAGCTAACATTGTCACATTCACCTTCAATACCGCAGCTACAGCACCAGTTGTGGGAGCACTTTACACCATTGAAGGAACGGGGAACAGCGGCTTAGACGGAACTACAGTCTCAGTAATCGCAACACCATCGCCAAGCACTACGCAGTTCTCGGCAGGTGCGCCCACAGCGACCGGATCAGCTACTGGCTTGACAGCCACCGCAACTCCAACCAGTTTCTATTCGATTGCGTCGTTGACACAAGATTCGACCTTGTTCTCACCAATACCCAGTCCTCCTGCCAACTATTACATTGGCGAAGCACAGAGTCTGTACGGACAGATTCAATTGTGGAGTTCTGGTCCCGGCCAGCGTACGCCTGGGTTCACCATAACGTTGTACTATGGACGTGCAGGTGATCCAGAGAACGCGTGGTTGTTGCACGCTGAAGCGCAGGGTTATCCTATATACGTGTTTGTATCCAATGCACAAATCGGTAACGGTCTGCAGCTGGTTTCAAGTCACGGCACGGGAACACCACCGAGTGAAACGGGACAAGTGCCTTTCATTACATTCCAAGCAGCAACTTCGAACTTCCAATGGTATGGAGGTGTGCATGGAACTGGCCCCAACGGTGGAGTAAACGGACTAGCTACGTTCCAAGTAACCATGGCTACCATAACCATGGCAAACCCAGTGTTCAACATGGGAGCAGGATCACAAGTCACCATTACAGGTGCGACACCTTCAGGGTGGAACAGTACGTGGACTATACTTGCGGCATTGGACAGCGGCATATATGCAATTACTTCCTCGCAAATGGGCGCGGGTGGAGTGGTCACATTTACATACAATGACGCCAGTGGCGGTTTAGGTGATCCGCAGGTTACGAACGGCTACCCAATTCAACTGCAGGGGTTGAATAACCCTTCTGCAAATTTGAACACAATAGGAATCGTTTCAGCAGCAACTGCTACCACGTTTCAAGTGGCAGGGTTCCCTGGAACTTCTCCGGTACAAAGCGCACCAACTCCTGAAAACGGACAAGGACAAACCTTTGGTACGAAGTTCATATTTGACCCTGGAGCGACGTTCACTATAGGTTCTTCTGTTCCTAGCCCAATCTTCGGAGATTCTAATCCGACCACTGCGACTATACAGGTTATTGGTGGAACAGCAATTTCCATTGGCCCTGGTATTCGGCAAGGCGTCTGCTTCTTCATAACCGACAACGAGTATGAGACGCAGGTGTCATCTCCGTTCACGTTCACTGTGCCGGAAGGGGCCACGCAGATCGTGTGCTCTAACCTTCCAATCGGCCCACCAAACGTAATTGCGCGAGGTTTGGCATTTACAGAGGCGGGACAGAATGGTGTCCCAGGGGCAAACTTCTATGTAATTGAAACGCCCGTCACAACTTCTGTAGATGGCGTGACTGTAATAATCCCATCAACCATCATCAACGACAACACCACATCTGAACTCACGTTGGCCTTTACTGACGCGGTGCTGTTGAATTCCAGAGAGATCGACATTCCAGGGGACAACCTCTTCAATTTTATCGAACTGGGAAGTTGCGCATGGTGCGTACCGTACGCTGGCAGAATGTTCTATGGTCTGCAGTTGAATAAGATTGACAATTGGACATCGGGTGGTGGTCTAACATTCGACGGTGGTTACCTTGCAGGAGTGAATCAACCTTTAGGATGGAACCTCGTCAATTCAACTGACCAAACTTTGATAAGCAGCCCTGTCACTGGACAAGCCCTCTACATCAAAAATGTGGGAGCAGTAACGTCCAATACAGGAATGATCTATCAGACGGCGTATCAAGATGCGTACCTACAGCCTATCATCAACACTAACACGACGTACTCCGTACGAGTGGCGTGCAGTGCGCCTTCTGGTAGCATCATTGGGGCACTG